TCTTGTTCTGTTTCCTTAGTTAATGTTTCACACTCTTCTAACACAATACTGTTTGTCTCGTTTGGATTCATGTTTTGTTCTCCTTTCTGCTACTCTGCTTCTACTTCAGGAATACCAGTAATACTTGTAAGGATTGATACAATACCAGACATTACTACACCACTAGCAACTACTTTCCAATCCACTGCACTAATCAATGCATTAGTTCCAATTAATGCGATTGCTGTTTGTGCCATTGTTTTTACGGCTCTTACTCCTGCGGCTTTACACCATTTAATTGTGTCTACATTTGGTTTAAATACACTGTTCTTAAACATATTATCACTCCTTTATATTATTATGTTCTTTACATAGTTTCAAATCATGCGCAACTTCATCAATTCGCTTGTCATGCTCATTTATCTTTTCCCACTGTTTACGCTGTGATTCCCTAACATGGTCTTTATAGTGCTCTAGTGCATCCTCTTGCGCTTCTATACGCTTGTTTTGTTCATCAATCTTCCCAGACAATTCGCGAACACTAGCATTTAACAATGTCATTGCTTCTGTATTGCGTACGAGTGGCTTTGCGACAGCAGTGAACAATCCAATAATTGACGTTAGCGCAATAATAACAATTCCTATCATTTCTGCTTGCGTCATTCTACAACACCTCTTGCTCACTCTTTCCTTTTGCTGTAATTTCAACATATGCGTCATTATAGTTGCTTAAACACAGATAATCATTCAAACCTTTATTAAATTGTAATGCATTAAACCCATTTGATACATCATCATTATCATGATACACTTCATTAGTATTTTCCGAATTATATTCAATGTAAGCATTAATATTTTCACACAATTCTTTAAATTTTGTCAACCTCTCTGCTTCTGTTGTAAGCCCAACGAAATATGATTCATCTATCGTAAAGGAGACATTTTGATTCACACTTCCAGACTCTGTAGACATTCTAAATGTATTTGCTTTCTTCTGTTCATTGTATAATGCAATGTTTGAAAAAACAAGTGGTGAACCATCACTGTAAAATGGCACACTCATTCTTGTATAGTTTGTTTTGTCCAATACAAATGTGAACGTCCTTGTATTATTATCGGCTAAATATTCTGTTGTACTCTTCCACGTTGTACACTCATTTAAATATATCACTTTTATTCTTCTGGCAATATATACAGAAGAATGCTCATAACCCTCTTCTATACTCGGTGGAAAATATTGAACCACATCCGAACAATAGTAAGCACCTCTATATTGATAGAAACAAAGTAACGACTTTCTTTGCAACATCGCTGATATCGTTGCATTAAGTTCTTTTGTAAAATCCACAGGTATACAAAACATCGGCTCTTCTAGTCCCAAGCTTGCATATTGAGGACTTCTATAATCCCTATCATTAGAATATGGCAATGTTACTTTCTCCCCTAAACAAATATTTGAAAATGTAACACCGCTGTTATCTGACGCATTGGAAAAGCCAACGCCAACAATTGTGCATTCTCCTAAATCATATGGTAAACTACATTTATATCTGCCATAATATTCATCATACGTTGCATTTACTACTGTGGAAGTCGTTTGTGTACCTTTCATGCAAGCAAACATAATAGCATATTCTGTTTCATTTTTTGTTACATCAAACATCATAGCATATTGATGATTATTAAGTTTAATATTTGTTGTTATAGAATTAGTATTTGCTCCATTTTCAACCGTAACATCACCATATGACCATTTATTATAACTTTCAATTCCTAATTTTGTGCCTGCATCTATCATGTTTTTGATTTCAAAAAACGGATATTCTATGTTTGGCATTGGTATACCGCCTGTGTATGGTTGATATGAGGAATAATCACCAAGACATATTATCATTCTTGTTTTAAGCTCTTCCAAACTATTAGCATACGTTGTTTTATTAAAACTCAAATAAACATATCTTGCATTATCTGGAATTGTAACTCTTTTGTTTGAATCTCTTGCATCTTCATCTATATCTATTATTCTTTGCGTTGTTATAACCTGTTTATCTGCTGTATAGAACATTCCAGTGGTACAGCCATAACCAAGATACACTTCCGTTTCTCCCTTTCTCTTTGATTGTTCTTTAAGGTCTATATAACCTGTACTCCAATAATTTGTATCATCAATAATCGCTGTGTTACCACCCGTTAAATCATTCTGTTGATATTTATTATCTTCTGTATTATCAACATTGAATAATTGGTCACCATACAATTCTTGATACGGAAAATCATACGTGTACGAATACAAAAACATTTCTTTTACTATATCCAAAAACGTTCCAGTTTCAATTGTTTTCAAAACAGACGGTAATCGTTTTTTCCATGTCGAGTATTGCTCTGCTTCACTGCCATTTATTTGAACCAAGCTACCACTATAAAAACTTCCACACATGACTTTATCTATTGTACCACAGATAGGGTATTGTTTCACTGTTTCACCCCCTTAGTCAAGTCCTCTAACTTCTACTCGTGCCATATTATTGTTGTTTTCCCAAATGGCGGCATAGATGTAGTTTTGTTCATCCCTCACAAGATTTCCATCTACATTAATATTTGTTTCAATTATTTCCCATGCACCAGATGGGATTTCAATTGCATCATGTACAGGGTTGCCGTTTTCAAGTTCCAATCCAATATATACTGACGCTTCCGAGAAATTCTTTACCAAAAATCTACTATGTTTATGTTTCAATTCTATCTTCCCATATGTTTCCAATTCTTCAAAATAATATAAATTATTGTCAATCATGTTTCGCCCCTTTCTGAATAACTCCATGAAAATCTGTCCTACCTAACTTTTCTTGTTCTTCTACTTGCTTCTGTACTATTGTCATAAATTCTGGTTCTCTATCCTCGAACATAGCCAATGCAAACTCCATACCATTATATAGTCCGACCATATAGTCGTCACCTTGCAACTGTGTTGCTCTTTTCTGTGTTTGCATGATATCTTTTAGTTGTTCTATTGTTTTATGATTCTTCCTGCTTCTCATTATATTCTCTAACATTGTTCTACCTCTCTATATTTCACATGAAACATTCTAACCTGCTTTACTATTTGTTTTGACTTCTTTTAAGTCTGCCACGGTATAACTATCTAATGCATACCACAATGCACTCATTGTATGAGCATCTATGTTAAATTCATCGAGAACAACATTACCTTGACTATCCTTTGCATATACCAATTCTTTTAACTCTCTTATTGTATTTTTGCATTTAGGACTGCACACAATCCTTTTAAAACGCTTCATTTTCTTTGTGTTCTGCAACCTGCTTCCGATGTACTTCTTACAACCATACATCTGGAATCCTTGTTGTCTGTAATATTGTATTGTTTTAGGCTCTGCACTATCGGCACATATTGCTTTATCACAATTCTCTGCCCTTTCCTTTGTTCTCTGTACACCATCCAATTCAATAAATTTGTCATCGGTTAAATGATTTCTATACACTTCATCATAGATGTATAATATCTGTTCATCTTTATCAACACAACAACTTATCAATGCATTGTATGACGTCTCAAATCCAAAATCTAACCCAAAAAAATGATATGCCGATGATATGCTATTTACTTTGTTCACAAACTCCCTTGCATTCTTGGCTACTGTAAATTGTGGTAACACTCTTGTCCCAGACGCTCCAAATCTTCCATATCTTGCAACGACCCATAACTGCTTATCATTTTGCTTTAAGCTATCCAAACGCTTAATATAACTACGTGGCAAATATGGGTTGTCATCACATATGCTATGATGGTAATATACACCATTTTTTGGATTAATAAGCGTTCTGCGTCTATACACCTCATTTTCGTTTTGCACTACTACTTGCTTACCATGTTCATCTGTATACTGAAAAAATGTTCTGTATATCCACGATTCACGTCCCACTGGGTTCGTTGTAATGAAATAATGTAATGTTTTCTTTGGTTCTCTAATACGTCCTAATAACTCTGTGTATGCTTCATACTTAATTTCACTCGCTTCTTCAATCCAAACAATTGATACACCGTTGATAGACTTAATCTTTTGTATGTTGTCCATCCCTCTAAAGATTATTCTGCTTCCGTTCGGAAATCTTATTTCAAGTGGTGAGATAGTCGCTACAACACCACCTGCCATTCCTTTGTATCTTGGTTGTCTAGTCCACTTGTCTTGAACATCAACAAGCAAATCCATTTTCTCTAATATCTCTTTGAACAACGAAAAACAACTCTCTTTAATCGTTTCCCGTACCTGCCGCACAACCAAGCAAGTACGCTTTTCTTCTAACAACTTTAATATTATCTTTGTTGCAACATGATAACTTTTTCCGCTACCATATCCACCAAATAATAGATATTGTTCATAGTCCCAGTCGGTTACAAAATCAGCAAAACGGCTAGAGATTGTTATATTAATCTCTGCCATATTCTCACCTTTCTGTTTCTCTTTTTAATCCACAATAAGCAACGACACCTACTGCCTGTAAATGCCATTGCTTATATTAATTATATTACACTATTTACTTTTGTTTGTCAATATGTTTATGAAAAGAATTTTAATAGTTCAGAATAAAGTCTCTTTGCTTTGTCGTCTTTTTCTTCGTCAGAAAACTTGCCATCTGTTGCCACATCGGCGCATCTATCTCTAGTGTCACTCAACGCTGATAAGCCTAACATTAAAGATAGCTTTTCTTTCGGCGTGCTTGCTACTTCCATTGCTTCAACAATTCCAGATGCCAATTCATTTAATATTACTGATTGCGCCATAAGTACATCATTTAATTTCTTTTCTATTCTCTTCTGTCCTACCTCTAACGCTTCTAATCGTTCCATATAACCACGTTTCTGTTCTTCCATATAATTTCTACCTTTCTTAATTTTACTCGCTTATAAACACTCTCAATGTGTCTCGTGCTGTATCTATATCTCCATATAAAACTTCATTGACCATATCTTTGTACATTTCCATATTAGACATATAACTATCATCGCTCCATGCTTCTGTTGTTCTTTCATCATCTGATGTATAACCGCCATATGTTATCGCATCACTACTTGACATCGTTGCTGTATAGCTTATTATTGTTACTGCTGAGCATTCATCGCACTTCCAATAATTATCATGCTCATGCGGATATTCTAATTCAAGTGTATCATCTGCAATTACATACATTCTGTTGTAATATTCGTCTAATGTAATCTCTCTATTTAAAAATTTCTCTAATGTACTTTGTTCTCTCTCTGCTACTTCTACCCATTCATCAGATAATCCACATGGATTCTTGCCACACCCTGTAACTGTACTAAATACTAATACTCCAATAAGAATCCATTTAATAATGCTTTGTTTCATACTACTTGCTCCTTTCACTTTGTTTTACTTTGTTTCACGTCTTTCGACTGATAGGGTGTATGGGAATCGAACCCATAACGCTAGCACTCTGGCAATTACGTTCCACCTCTAGCACCCTACTTGTTGTGAGGAGTCATTATGAAAAAACGACTTGCTAGGTTGGGAGTCCCTAGCAACTACGGTAATAGGATTTGAACCTATCCTATGAGAGTCAAAGTCTCATGTGCTACCACTACACCATACCGCAAGGTTTTGTGTTTTAATGACTTTAACACCTGCCATTTGTTAAACTATAACTTTTTAAACTCTTCTTTTGTCAAATCATATTTAAAAGCTGATTCTATCGTTCTTCCTAAATGTCTACTCCTTTCTACATAATAGAAAACATCTTTATTCACATCTTTTCATACCGCTGTGTCATACAATTTTTTGCTTGTACTTTCAATCGTAATCTTTTCTGCTTTTTCTCCATACCCAACTTTTAATGTTTTCTTCATATCTTGTTCTTTCTTTGTTTGTTTTCTTTGTTCTTTGTACTTATAATATATCATATGTTTTATTGAATGTCAACACTTTTTAAAAATCTTTTTTTATTCTTTTCTCGTTATTTCTAAAATAAAAACTGCATATCTGAATCTGGGCAACCATAATTCATATATTCCTTAATTTGTTCTTCTGTTGCTTCCACTTCATGATATTCGCCCTGTGCGATTGCTTCATCCTGCGTTCCCTCGAATGTTTCATTGATTTCATATAACTTCATGACTTTGTTCTCCCTTTCTTTGTTTTGTGCTCTCTTTTAACTATCTTTATTATATACTATGATTGTTTTATTGTCAATAGTAAATAACAATTATTTTATATTTTTACAATAAAATAAGCACTCTATAAAGAGTGCTTTAAGTGTACCTATTTGTTTTATACATGAATCTACCACATAAGCAATCGTCTCTAATCGTTTTATTGGCTTTCGTTATCGTGCCTTTATTTATACTACTTTTACCATATGACGTACAAAACCATCTATCACTTTTATATAATGTCGCTATCATGTTTTTTGCACTTGTAACAATACTAAGTTCATTTCCTTGTTTTGTTATGTATTCAGCAACAACATTTAAAAACTTTGTTCCCAGACCAATTCCCTGATAGTCTGGCAATATTACAAGTCTATGCACCCTTTTTAGATTAAGTATCTTGTTATGTGGCTGATGTATTACTGCACAAAAACCAATAATTTCATTTTGTTCGTTGTATAGTCCAAAACATTTTGATGAATTATTTAAGTCACTGTTCAAATAATGATAGTTCCTAAACTTGCCCCATTCACCTCTTCTACATTCTTTAATTTTAAACTTTTGTTTTGGTTTGGGGCAAATTGAAAAACCATTTGCATTGTATCTGTATCAAATACCCAGTCTGGCTGTAAAAACTCTAAAATGTCTTTGTGACAACTAACTGCAATAAATTGTTTGTTTGCTCCTTTTAAATACTTATTCAATGCAATGCATAAATTATGTGCAACCGTTCTATCCACCACACTTGTAAATTCATCATACACAATTTTATCACTCTGCAACAAGGCTCTTGCGACATCAACTCGCATCTTTTCACCCGTACTTAATACGCTATATGGTTTAAACCATTCGGGAACACTACCAAAACCTACCCTATAAAACATTTTTGTAATTTCTTCTACTGTTGCATCTTCACACATATTATCAAGCACACTATTATTATCATATTCAAAATCTTGCACATAGTATTTACTAAATTTTTGTTTGACTATTGTACTTTTACCAGTTCCACTCGCTCCTACTATGCATCCTATATTCCATTTTTTAGGCGTATTTATTGTTCCTTTTAAATGTGTTATTGTTTCATTTTCTTTATAGTCAAAATCACTTTTTACTTTCTTTGTTCTAAATGAATCATTTATTTTTGTTTTCTTTACAATGTCGAAACTAACTTGCATTCTTCACCATATCCTTTTACTTTATTATAAACTTGTTCCATTTGTTTTTCATCTTTACAAATAATGTGAACTTCATACTTCTCTTTTATCTCAAATTCAACTTTCTTTTTACCATTCACTTCGTTTTGTTCTTTCATTTCAAAACCAAATAAACTCATATCTATATCTTCCGTTAGATTTTCTAGTTCATCATCAAGTAAACTATAATCCCATTCGCTTTCATTTAGTTTGTTATCTACCAGCCTATATGCTTTTACCTGTTCTTCTGTGAGTTCTTCTAACATAACAGTTGGTACTTGTTTTAATCCTGCTTTCTTAGCTCCTAGGATTCTGCCATGCCCTGCTACTACTTCCATGTTTTTATCAACAATAACAGGCTGTGTAAAACCAAACTCTTTAATACTGTTCGCTATTTGTTCTACTTGTTCTTTTGTGTGTTTCTTTGCATTCTTCTTGTAAGGCTTTAATTCTTTTATGTTTCGGTATACTATATTCATTTTATTTTGTTTCATTTATTGCTTTGTTACACTCCTTTCGTATTGTTTTGGTGTTACCTTTGTTACATTATTCTCGTTGTTTATTATATGTATAATATATGGTACTGTACAATGTAACTTATATATGTAACAACTATAAAAAATAATATCCTTTTTGTTTTATTCTTTCATACTCTTTATTTGTTAATATTACTGTTATTTTGTTTCTTTGTTTTCTTATACCCCAATCTTCATTTATATCTGTGCAATCTATTTCCATGCGAATCAATGTATCACTGCCAGTTTGTATTGTTTGTTGCTCATACAGTTTTGTTATTGTTCTTCTAATTGTTATATACACCGCATTGCACCTGCTTTCTCATAACTTATTAATATCATAACCATAACTGCCGTTTTCTGTCATTTGTTCCACTAAACTCCTATGGAACACTTTTGTCGCTTGCTTTGCTACGTTTGCGCCACATTTGAAGTCAGCTGTTACTTTAAAATACCCTTTCATATTTTTTATTGGCTCTATCTTTGTGATGTTGTCTACATATGTTTCATAAATCTCTCTTGAAGCCATTCTTTACACACTCCTTTCTGTTTGTCTATTTTTCTCTAGACGTTCCTTTGTTCTCTTTAACTTCTGTGTTTTAATGATATCAACCAAATGACTATTATACATTAAATACTTTAGTTGTTCCAGACATATTTCTACATCTGCGATTTCTTCTGCAATGTTATATGCTATATCGAATTGCTGTTTGTTACAAGTTTTGTCACCTGTTTCAATTCTTTGGTACTTACATATTGCTTGTGCGAGTTCTCCCATTTCTTCGATTGTTTGTAACATTCTGTTGTTTGCACCAAACATTTCAGCTTGTTCTCTTAATTCGTGCCGCATTGCCCTTTTTGCTTGTCTTTCCTGCGTTTCAATTACTTCCCTTTCCTGCAACTCTTTCACGCTCCTTTATTAATGCTATAACATTCTTTACTATGTTTTGTTCTAATGCTTCTGAAACAGTTATATTGTTTCGTTCTGCATAGCCTACTACATACTCGTTTATTTGTTTTGCTACTTCTGTTCTCATGTTAATACCTGTTCTGTTATCTTTACTACAACTGGTTTAAGTCTGCTTGCTTTGTTTCGTTGTATATATTGTTTTACTACAAATATAAACATTATTATTAAAACAAAGCATACTATTAGCCTAAATATCTGTTCTTTATTCATACTTTATTCTCCTTTATATTATATAATACATTAATATGTTTGTCAAGCAAAACATAAAAATAATTTATTTGTTTCGCATCTTTCTTCTAAATATTCTTGTGCTGTAATACGTCTGTAAGGCTCTAATTTGCCGTTTAAGGCGTTCTTATCTTCTACCCCTACTATCTTTAGCTTTTTATTGCTATTTGCGTTAATAAGAGCATATACTGTACTAGGGTTCATATACATCGTTCCCCCAGTCATCATTATCTTCTTCCATCCATTCTACATCATCATCACTGTTTCCACTTTCTACTGCCCTTATTTCTTTCTCAATGTCTTCTGATGGTACATACGCATCACCCTGTGCCACAAGATTAATTGTTACCTGATTTTGTACCTTTCCTGTTCGCTCAAACATATCTAATTTGTCCATCATATCTACAATTTGTTTAATTGCTCCAACATCACCAGTTAATCCTTTTTGAAACAATGCAACCATTAGCAAGTTCTTATTGTTCAATTCATCATTTGTAAATCCGTATCGTTTTAACACATCTGCTTTCTTACTATGTGCGTTTACTTCCATTGATAACAATTCTTTCATACACATTTGTAAATTCTTCTTTTCTTTTGCTTTTTGCTTTCTCGCTTCTACTCCCATACGTGATATACGTTTTCTTTCTTCAATTGAACGTTCACTCATTGGTATCAAATCTTTTTCTGCCATCTTTTTCTCCTTTCATACTTTATAATATACAAATAGGCAGGTATAACACCTGCCATATCTCATTGTTTTATTCTTTTTTGTTCTCATATATGTATATAAACAGAGAATACGACACGTAAAACATATTTATACATAAGGAAAGGAATATTGGATTCAAACGAAATTATTATCAACTGGTTCTGTCGTATTCTCTGTTTATTGCGTATTTACAAGTAGGTATTTTCTACTATTGGCTACCACTTATAAGCATTCATCCTAGTACTTCTCTTTGTTTTAATACTATCATAACTTTATTTATTTGTCAACACCCATTTCTTGCTTTTCTTTCCATTTTCTCTAATACATGGTCTGGTCTGAATTTTAGACTTTCATATTGTTGCTGTTTCTTTTTGTTCTTCTTTATTTGTTCATTTCTTGACTGATATTCTATGTAATCTTTGCATACTCCATGACATCCTATTTTTCTATCTGCACAATTTTTACATGGTACATTTACATTTATCATAATAACATTCCTTTCGTCTCAAAATACTCTTGTACTTCCTGTAAATATAATATAGCGTCCTGCGTTCTTCCAGACCTAATACCAGATATTCCATCTTCTTCCACAATTAGCCGTTCTTGCATAATTGGGACGCCCTCTGTAGTGCGCTTATTCAGCTTTCTAGCCACCAATTTGATGTACCATACAATAATGTTGAGTATGACGCTACAAGCAATCATTTCAGCTATATCATTTGTATTAGTTGCTACTGCAATAGGTATTAATATCTGAATAACCACCGCCAATGTCTCTAATTCTCTTTTGAATACTTTCAATGCTGTACAACATACCTCAAAGAATGATTGTACAACTGCCTTTATTACTGATTTCATACGATTTCCCTTTCTTTCAATGACTGTTCTATACTCTTAAGTTTACTGCATATTCTTTTTTTGAACGGTGGCAATGCACAACTTTCACAAGCGTGTTTGTTGCCATTAATGAAGAATGCTCCTCGCATTTCTTCGCATATCTCACAATGTTTTTCTTGAATTATATCCACATCAATAATAATATACAATATCAATCTAACACTTGGATTTCCTTTTATCTTTTCAATGTGTTCGCTTATGCATTCGCTGTTATTTCTCGCCAACACATTGCTTGCATACCATTTACACGCTTTCAAATATGCGCTTTTATAATCTCCTGCCGTAAATATCTGTTCATATATCTTATTGCCTGCTATCATGGTAGTGCCCCCTTTTTGTTATTCATCTTTAATTGATTCACTCGCCTTTACCGCTAGTCTATCAGCTAGCTCATTTAATGGGTCACCTTTATGCCCTGCCACTTTTTGCATACGAACTGCGATTCCTTTTTGATAAATTAATTTATATACCTTTTTCCAAATTATTTCATTTTTCACTGGCTTATCTTCTGCGGTACACCAATCGTTAGCATACCATGATAACAACCAATTTTTACCAATAGCGTTCACTACATATGCACTATCACTATATATAGTCACCTTGCGATATCCCGACTTATAGGCTTTTACTAACGCCATGTATGTTGCTGTCAACTCCATTTCATTGTTTGTTGTATTCTGTTTACTGCCTGCTTTATTTGTAACTTTGATGCTTTCATCATCATCCGTTTCAACCATTACATATGCCCAACCACCGACATTATTTCTTTTGCCGTTTCCCAAACAACTGCCATCTGTATAGAATGATACGCTTTTCATTGCTCCCTCTCCTTTCTCTTTATATCTCCATATATTTTTATAATCCCTTTTGCTATGAGTTCCCACAACGTGATACCTGTAACATTACCTATCCATTTATAGCCATTATTCTTGTCTACTATACCCATACTATAAAGCTGAAACTCTGCATTCTTTCCGACTTCTTCTTTGTCAAAAAACCATATTTGCTGTGTACGATAACCATATCTGTTGGCTATCATATGTATTGCCTTTTCAAGCTGTTCGATTGTCGGTTTATTATCACCACACATCTTTTTAATTGGTTTTATCTTGTGCAACACCTTATTTAATATTTCAATATTTTCTTTCTTACTACAATCTAAAAGTAAAATATCTCCCGTTTTCATTACTAGCACTCCTTAAATACATAAAAAGCGGTAAGGTTACCCCCACCGCCCATTGCTGTTTAATCCTATAAATAATATTCTGTGCCGACCTTTTTAATAGCATGGCATCGGCTGTCCATGAATACAAATGCGGAAATGATTGAATCTAAATTTTAAAGTTTCTGTGTTGTAATATTACATACAGTTTGAACTCTTGTAATATTAAATTGTGAACAATACTCAAATTATTCTACAGTATAGATAATAACTATTTAAAGTGGTCTTTCATACTTTGTTTTGTTTAGGGATTAAATTTCCCAATCATCATCATCGTCATCGTCATCTGGTTCTGGTTCTGATGCATCTGCTTTTTTCAAAAGTTTCGCATACGCTTCTGCTGACTGTTTGGTCTTAGCTTTAATTCCTCTGTCTACACACATCTTGTAAAGCTCTTTTGCACTCTTACCTGCATATGGGTCAGACTCTTCATTATCATCGCCCCAGTCTTCATCATCTTCTTCTGGCTCTGGTGCTTTCTTTGCAGATTCTTTCTTCTTCTGTGCTTTCCTTGCAGGTTTTTCTTCTTCCTCAAGTTCTCCATTATCAAAAGCTGTCAAAAGTTCAATCAATGCATCTTTCTTGCGTGACTTACATTTTGACGAAATGCCACGTTCACAACACAA